CCCGCTGGCGAAGAAGACCGCAACCAGCCTTGTCTTCGGACACAACGGAGCGACAATCCGCGTCGCTACGTCGATGCGATCAGGGACGATTCACCGGCTGCATGTCTCTGAGCTTGGCAAGATCGCTGCGAAGTACCCGGCAAAGGCTCGGGAAGTGCTCACCGGATCAGTGCCGGCAGTGCCAAGCACGGGCATTCTCGTAGTCGAGAGCACGGCCGAGGGCCAGCAGGGCGCGTTCTTTGACCTATCGAAGATTGCCCAGGCCACGGACGAGACGGGCCGCGAACTGAGCGAAAAGGATTACCGCTTCCATTTTTACTCGTGGTGGGACGCCGACGAGTACGAGCTCGACCCGGCCTTGGTCACGATGACCGCCAAGAATCACGAGTATTTCCGCAAGGTTGAGGCGCTGATCGGCCGTGAAATCCCGCTGCGCAAGCGCGCTTGGTACGTCGCAACGCTTGAATCGGACTTTGCCGGCGAAGAGCCGTTGATGTGGCAGGAGTACCCGAGCTATCCCGATGAGGCGTTCGCGGTGTCGATTGAGGGCTGCTACTACGCGGCACAGCTCGCGACGGCCCGCAAGCAAGGGCGGGTGGTCGAGACGCTCCCCGACATTTCGGCGCCGGTGAATACCTTTTGGGACATCGGCAAGGGTGACATGACCTGCATTTGGTTTCACCAAAAAGTGCAGCAAGAAAATTGGTTCATACACTACTACGAGGCTAGCGGCGAAGACCTGGATCATTACGCCCAGCATCTACAAGACACGAAGTACATTTTCGGTACGCACTACCTGCCGCACGAAGCGGCGCACAAGCGCATCGGGAAAGACCAGGACAACAACAAGAGCACGAAAGAGATTCTTGAAGAGCTAATGCCCGGGCAAAAGTTTGAGGTTGTGCCTCGGGTGACGCAGCTTATTTCAGGGATCAACTCGACGCGCCGTCAGCTATCGACGTGCAGGTTCAGCGAGCAAGGCTGCCGGCAAGGCCTGAAACGCCTGGGTGGATACAGAAAGGGGTGGGACAAGACCCGCGCTTGCTGGACGGACAATCATGTCCACAATGACGACTCGCACGGGGCTGACGCATTCCGCCAGTTCGGCCAGGTGGCTGATGCTGGTGAGACGTTTGCCGTGGTGGCGGCTCGGGAGACAAGGCGCAGCGGCGCTCGCCGTCCGTCGAACTGGAGGTTGTAGGGATGGGCATGGAAAATACGGGCGCGCTGGCGCAATCTGGCAGCAACGCGAAAAAGCGCAAAGGCAGCGGCCAGCCGCTGACGCTTGAAGAATTCACCGCCTTCCTTGAAGAAGTGCGCGATCAGCCAGCTTGGCGGACTCAAGCCGACAAGGAAATGGACTACTGCGACGGCAACCAGTTGGGCTCGACGATCCTGAAGGAAATGGAAGCTCTGGGCATCCCGCCGGCAATCGAGCCACTGATCGGGCCGATCCTGGATGGCGTGCTGGGACTGGAAATCAAGAGCCGTGGCGACTGGAAGGTTTCTGCGCAGGAGCAGAACGGCGCCGACGACCTCGCGGAAGCTATGAACTTCAAGCTGCACGAGGCCGAAACGCGCTCCGGGGCTGATGTCGCGTGCTCCGAGGCGTTCGACTCGCAAGTCAAAGTGGGCCTCGGCTGGGTGTATGTGGGGCGCGAGCAAAATCCGTTCAAGGCGTGCAAGTACCGAGTCGAGTCCGTGCATCGCAACGAAATTTCGTTCGACTGGCACGCTCGGCCGGACCAGAGCGACGCTCGATTCCTGATCCGGCGAAAGTGGCTCGATAAGCGGGTGGCTGAACTGACGTTCCCGGACAAAGCGGAGCTAATCCGGCGCGCCAGTTCTGGCTGGATGGGCATCGACCTTGTCGACGCCGCGGTAGATGGTAGCGAGCAGCCGTCGCTATACGCATCCGCAGAGCAGGAGCGTGGAAGCTCGATAGATCAGCAGCACTGGCTGGACACTCAGAGAGCCCGCGTTTGCCTGTTCGAGTGCTGGTATCGCCGCTGGGAGCTGGTGACGGTCGTCACCTTTGCTGACGGCCGCGTGATCGAGTACGACAGCGGCAACGCAGCGCACGTCATTGCCGTGGCGCAGGGGATTGCCAAACCACAGAAGGTGTTGCTGTCTCGGGTGCGAGTTTCGTGGTGGATGGGGCCGCACAGATTGTCTGACGAGCCCTCGCCGCACTCCCATGACAAATTCCCGTACATCCCATTCTGGGGCAAGCGCGAAGACCGCACCGGAGCGCCGTTCGCTTTAGTTCGCGGCATGATCTACTTGCAAGACCAAGTCAACGCGCTGCACAGCTCGCAGCAATGGCTTATGGCCGCGCGGCGCGTGGTGAGGACTGCGGGCGTCGTTCTCGACAACGATGAGGACTTCCGCAACGAGGTTGCCCGGAAAGACGCCGATATCGTTCTCGACCCAAAAGCTCTGCGCGAAGGGGGTATTTTCCGCGTCGAGCAAGACCTGGAGCTGAACGCGCAGCAATTCAGCCGTCTCGAAGACACTCGCGCCGGCCTGCGCCGGGTGGGTGGGGTCTACAGCGAATTCGAGGGGCATTCAAAATCGGCGCAGTCTGGCGTGCAGTTCAACTCGCAAGTGGAGCAGAGCAACCAAGCGCTCGCGGCCATCCGCGACCACTCCGACACGGCCCGCGCGGAAGTTGGCGACCAACTGATGTCGATGATCATCGAGGACATGATCGGCAAGCAGGAGTCCGTGATTCTGAAGGGCAACGGGATTGTTGCTGATCGGACAATCCACCTCAACGAGCCGGCGATCGACGAGGATGCAGGCTACCAGTACCTGAACAACGACGTGCAGCGGGCAAAGCTCAAGGTCGGGGTCAGCGACGTACCCTCTTCGACGACCTTCAAGCAGCAGCAGTTGCAGTCCTTGTCGGTCGCGTTTCAGGCCGCAAGCCCGCGCTATCAGGCAATCATCATGCCGCACATGCTGTCCCTGATGGACATCCCGAATCGCGAGGCGCTGGTGCAGGCGATCAAGGAAGCCGACGACGCGCCAACGCCCGAGCAAGTGCAGGAGCAGATCAAGCAGGCGGTCGATCAGGCGGTGCAGAAGCAAAAGATGGACATGGCTATCGAGCGGATGATGCAGCAGCAGCCGCTGATCGACGCCCAGGTGCGCAAGGTGCTGGCCGAGGCCGCGAACAGTGGCGTCGAAGGCATCTTCTCCGCTACAGAGGCGGCCAAGAACCTGGCGCTGTCTCCAGGCCTCGCGCCGGTGGCCGATCAAATCGCCCGGTCGGCAGATATCAAAGACCACGACGCGGCTCCGCTCATTGCCGAACCGGCGATGCAGATCGCCGCGGCGCCGCCCTTGGCCAACACGAACCCGATGACGCCGGCCAATCCCGCCGTTGGAATGATGGCGGGCATTGAAGGGGGCGCATGATAGTTCCAGACTATCGCCGAGGATTGTGCTATAAACACGATGCACGATGACTGATTCACGGGCTGCCGTGAAAAGCGGCATCAAGCCAGCCGGTATCTAGGCTGGAGGTTCCCGCAGATGGAGGCTGGGCGTAACTGCCCGGCCAATTATTTACCGATCACCTTCTCGCCGCTTGGCTTGAGGTGGCCGGCCCCCGCCGTGATGGCGCGGGACTCCCGCAGATGGAGACGGCAAGGAATGGCAGAAAGAGATTTCGACTCGTTCATGGACTCTCCTGACGAGTTCGCAGCGCTTCCCGAGGATCAACAGGCGGCCCTGTTCGCCGGCAAGAGCATTGATCTTGATGTCGGCTCGGCAGAAAGCGTCGACGGCGACGGAAACGAGCAACCCGGCACGGCGCCGGCCGCTGAGGCTGTGCCCGATCCGGACGAGAGCGACAAAGAGCTGAGGGACACTCGCGAGCAAGCCCGGTTCTGGAAAGACATGGCCGACCGGCAGCGCTCCGACAAGGGCGCCGCCGAGACGACCGCAGAAGACGACGAGAAGCCCGCCGAGCCCGACGAGATTGACCTTGACGAGCTTGAAATGCTGGCCGACGACGCAGTTGAGGCCGGCGACAAAGACGCGGCTACCGAGCTGCGCAAACAAATCCGAGACGAAACCAACCGCCGCGCCGAGGCCCGCATTACTGAGCGCGTCCGGGCCGAACTGCTGGCTGAGCGCCAGGCCGAGCAGGATGCCGCCACCCGCGCCGAGTTGAACGCTGAGGCCAAGCGCGTATGGGTTGAACATCCGTCTCTCGACCTGAACAGCAAGGATGCCAACCCGCTGGCGGTCGCAAAAGTCACGGCTGTTCGCAACTTCCTGATCGAGAGCAAAGGCCTATCCCCGGCCGCGGCGCTGAAGGCCGCCGTTGAGGATGTGATGGGCAAAAGCGCCACGGCTCCAGCGCCGGCGGCGCTGACCGCCGCGCAGAAGGCTGCCGCAGCAATCGCCGAAGCCAAGAAGCCGCCGCCCACGAGTATGGGCGACATTCCTGCGGCCACCGTTCCGGACCGCGACGAAGACACGGCGGTCGCAAGCATGACCCCCGACGAACTCGCTCGAAAGATGGACGCAATGACCGAGGAGCAGCGAGAGCTGTTCATTCGTCGGCACACGTAGCCGCCGCAAAAAGGCATCACCAAAGCAATGCCCGCCGTGATGGCGCGCCCAATCCTCTACAGGAGCAGTTCAAATGGAAACTTCAATCCCCTACGGCTCGCCGCAAGCGCTCAGCATTCAGTCCGTTGGCCTGTTTGCCTCGTGCATGCAGCGCCAAACCATCATCAACCGGCTGACGGGCAAGCTGCCGCAGCAGCCTGACGCCGAAAACAAGCTCCGCTTCCACTCGCCCAACGACATGCCGATCGTCCGCTGCAAGGACTTGTCGAGCGGCGCGGGCGACGAAGTGAGCTTCGACCTGGTTCGCCCCATCGGTGGCAAGCCGATCATGGGCGAGGCCTACGCCGAGGGCAAGGGCGCGAGGCTCGATTTCAGCGACGACCGTTTGCGTATCAACCAGTACCGCAAACCAGTCAATGCAGGCGGCAAGATGACGCAGCAGCGCACGCCCCACAAGATGCGCGAACTGGCGCG